CTATACGGACAAGTCACCCGCGCAGCTCGAAACCATCATCCGCACCAACCTGACCGACGCCTACAACCAGGGCCGACTGGTGTTCGCCAATGAGATACGGGATGAACTGCACGGCATGGAGTACTCGGCCATCCTGGACACCCGGACCACCGAACAATGCCGGCTGCTGGACGGTAAGATTTTCGCCATGGACGACCCGGCACTGAGGCGGTACACGCCGCCACTGCACTACAACTGCCGTTCTGTGCTGGTGCCCGTGGCCAAGAGCGTCAAGGTCGAGCACGAAGATTTCGTCTCACCGCAGGACGTCGCCAAGGTGAGCGAGTTGGTGCCGCCTGGATTCGGCGGCCGACCGAAGGAGGAATAATCCATGGAGCTACACCGAATCGAGAACGTCGAGATATTCCGTACCGGGCGCTGGAAGGGACGCGAGTACACGACCAAGGATCTGGACGCCATTGTTGCCAACTTCCGCGAGTTCAAGGGCTCCTGGTTCCGGCCGGCATTGAAGGACGGTCACCACGAGATCCCGGGCAAACCGGCGCTGGGGTACATCGACGAGCTGTGGCGTGACGGTGACCGGCTGATGGCAACGCTGGTCGACGTGCCGGACACGGTATTCAACGCCATCAAGAGTCACGGCTACGACCGCGTATCGGTCGAACTGCTGTTCGACCTGGAGCGCAACGAAAAGAAATACAGCCCCGTGCTGTGGGCGCTGTCCCTGCTCGGGGTGGAGGTTCCCGAGCTTGACGGCCTGAAGCCGTTGCGTGATGCTGTGTATGCCGAGGCGGGAGCGACCGTCACGGCGTTTGACGTAGACCTGAGAATCGTGCATTTCGCCATCTGGACCACGGCGTACATCAACGACCTGCCCGATGCCGCCTTTGCGGTAATCTCCCCGGGCGGCAAGAAGGACGCGGAGGGTAAGACCGTACCGAGAAGCCTACGGCACCTGCCGCACCACGGAAGCAACGTCAAGAGCCCGGATGACAACGATTCGGTTGACCTGCCACACTTGCGAAACGCGCTTGCACGGCTAGACCAGACGGACCTGGCGCCCGAGCTGAAGTCCCGGGCGCGGGCTCACCTGGAAAAGCACGCCAAGGCGCTGGGCGTGGGCGTGGCAGCAAAGGAAAAGGAGAGCATAGACATGAGCGACAAGAAAAACCCCGAGCACAAGGCCGAGCCGAAGCCGCCCGAGACTCCCCCGGTAGACACCGGCAAGGTCGAGCTGCTCACCAAGGACATGGAGGCCATGGCGGCAAAGCTGAAGGCCTCCGAGGAAGAAATCCAGAGGCTGAAGGAACAGTCCCGGCAGGAGCGGATCGCCGCCCGGTGCCAGGCTGTCACCATCCCCGCCCTGCGTGAGTACATCCGCTGCATGTACGACCTGGCAACCAGGGGCGAGCAGAAGGTCAACTTCTCGGTCGACGACAAGACCGAGGAAATGACCGGTGAGGCCGTGGTAGACGGGCTGGTCGAGGCCCTGAACAAGCTAGGCGAAGGCGTACTGAAGGAACACGCGCACATCCCCGAGGTCGACCGCAAGGACGCCCCGGACACCGACAACCCGCGCATGGCCGTCGACCAGGCGGTCAGGAAGTACATGAGCGAGTTCAAGATCAGCGACTACACCGAGGCCCTGCACAAGGTGCTGGGCGACAACTCCGAGCTGGCCGCCGCCTACAACCAGAGCTGAGGGAAGGAGGAACGAGATGAGCAAGTTCACTTTCACTGCCGCCGCGGCCGCTGACCTGTCGAGCTTCCAGTATCACATCATGCGGCTGAGCGCAGCCAATACCGTCAACGTGGCATCCCAGGACACCAACAGCGGCATGGTCGGGGTGCTTCTGAACAAGCCCGAGTCCGGCGAGGCTGCATCGATCCAGTACGCCGGTATGGGCAAGGTGTACGCCGGTGCCGCCATCACCGCCGGCGCGATCCTGACCAACAACGGTTCCGGTCGTGCCGTCGCCGCTGGCTCCGGGGACATGGCATGCGCCCGCGCCCTGGAGGCCGCCGGTGCCGCTGGCGACATCATCGACGCGGTCATCTTCCCGCCCGTCCGCTGGGCTGGCGCCATCTGACCGCGAGAGGAAGGAAGGAGGATCATCATGGCTGGTGCAACCCCTGTAGGACGTGACGCACACCTGGACGTGCCGCTGTCAAACGTGGCCGTCAAGGCTTTTCAAGGAACCGAAGATTACATCGCGCAGCAGTTGATGCCCGTGGTGCCCGTGGGCAAACAGTCGGACAAGTACTACGTGATCGACAAGGATGCGTGGCTGCGCATCGACAACAGCCTGCGCGCCCCCAAGACCGCCCCCCGGCGCGTCGAGTTCCAGGTCTCCAGCGAAGGCTACTTCTGCGACAACTACGCGCTGGCTGCCGAGAATGCGCTGGAGGATCTGGCCAACGCCGACGCGGCGCTGCGACTGCGCGAAGGCTCCACCGAGCACGTCACCGAGATGTTGCTGCGCGACTACGAAAACCGCGTGGCCTCCATGGTGCTCAGCGGCTCCAACCTGGGCAGCTACGTCAGCCTGTCCGGCACCGACAAGTGGAGCGACTACACCAACTCGGACCCGGTGGCCGACGTGACCACCGCGCACGCTTTCATCCGCGGCCAGACCGGCCTGACCGCCAACACCATGGTAATCGACAAGGATACGCTGACGATCGTTCGCCGGCACCCCATCCTGCTGGACATGTACAAGTACAACGGCACGGGCCTGGTGTCCATGGACGTGATCAAGAGCGTGTTCGAGGTCGAGAACGTTCTGGTCGGCAAGGGTATCAAGAACAACGCCGCCTATGGCGCCACCGCGAGCATCACCAACATCTGGGGCAACAACGTGGTTCTGGCGCACGTCAAGCCGGGCATGTCGCTCAAGACCGCCACGTTCGGCCTGTCGTTCCGCTGGACTCCGGCGGGCATCCCTGGCCCGATGCAGGCGTTCCGGTACCGCGATCCCGACCCCGGCAAGAAGGTCGAGGTGGTCGAGGTCGGCATGTACCAGGATGAGAAGATCGTCGCCAAGGATCTGTCCTACGGCATCCTGGCCACTCTGTAGGAGTGAGTGATGCAGAGGGCATTCACAAAGACCGTCGGGCGATTCAAGCGAGGCGAGATCCGGGACTACCCGGGCGTTGTCTGGACACAGATCGCCAAGACGGTCGGCGAACCGTTGGGCAGGTTCACAGCCGATGTCCAGCCGGTCGTGCAACACACGGTCGGCACCGACAAGCCCAGCGGCCGCCGGAAAGGACGGTAAGCCATGGGACTGGAACAACTCTGGAGAGGTCAGCTCCGTGGACCGCTGTTGACCAAGGCGGCATCGGCGACCAACCAGTGGGCCGGCCGGACCAGCATCGCATCCGGCGACGCCACGGCCGTGGTGTCCACCACGCTGGTCAACAGTGACTCGATCATCCTGCTGGGGTGCGAGTCGGCAACCAGGCAGAGCAGTGGCCTTGGCCAGCCCATCGAGGTATCGTGCATCAGCCCGGGCAACTGGTTCGAGCTGAGCACCTCGGACGGCGAAGCCCTGGCGCGCAACACCACGGTGCACTGGGTGCTGATCAAGACCTCGTAGGGACTGCGGAGGACAGTCAATGAACCAGGGACCGCTGACCGTGAGGTGTTTTCCTCCCGGTGGCCTCGTGGCCGGCGGTCCTGCTTTTTACCGGGAGGAAGTGTGAACAGCGCAAGACTGACAATCGCGATGATGGTCCCCGGCATGAAGTTTCACGGGGAATCACTAACCAAGCACAGCCTGGGTGGCAGCGAGACCGCCGGGCTGTCCGTTGCCAAGGAGCTGGCGAAGCTGGGCCACGCCGTCAAGGTGTTTGGCAACGTGCCCGGCACACACAAGGACAAGGAGGGCGTCGAGTATCACCCGGGTGCGCTGTTTCAGCAGTACGCGCTGACCATCCCGCACGATGTGTGCATCGTCCAGCGAGCCCCCGGGATGTTCGGTGCGCAGACGGCAAGCAAGCTCAACATCCTGTGGGTACACGACCTGGCCATGTTGCGCCAAGCCAGTGACGTGAGGGCCGCAATGTGGAACGTCGACCGGATTTTTACGGTCAGCAAATACCACCTTGAGCAGTGGCGCGACCTGTACGAGATTCCCGCCGATGCGTTCTACGCCACCCGCAACGGCATTCACCTGTCGCTGGCCCCCAAGGAGCGACCGCGCAACCGAAAACAACTGGTCTACACCGCCCGGCCCGAGCGGGGCCTGGATGTGCTGCTGGAACGGATCTTCCCCAAGCTGCTGGAAGCCGATCCCGAGCTGCGCTTGGTGATAGCCGGCTACGACAACACCGTGGAGCACATGCGCGAGTTTTACGCCCGGATCGGCCAGCTAATGGCCCGGTTTGGCGACCGAGTGAAAAACGCAGGATCCCTGACCAAGCCACAGCTATACGAGCTGTACGCCAGCAGCGGGGCCTATGTGTATCCCACGCCGAGCCCGATAAACCCGCAATTCCGCGAGGTGTCGTGCATCACCGCCATGGAGTGCATGATGTGCGGCCTGCCGTTTTTCTCCACCGCCAACGGGGCACTGCCTGAGACGTTGCACGAGGATGCCGGCGTGCTGCTCGACGGCGACCCGATGAGCGATGAATACCAGCGGGCCATGGTCGAGGCCGTGCTGGACACGCTGGGCGTGGACTCCAGTTGGCAGGCGATGAGCAAAGCCGGCCAGCAGCACGCACAGAGCCTCGACTGGTCCGGGGTGGCCAAGACGTGGGCCGCCCGGTTCTGCGAGTGGATCTCCGAGAAGTCGGCCAACAAGCGCACGCTGGCCCGGCACCTGATGAGACATTCGGACGTGATGGCCGCTGAGGCGTTGGCCAGGCAGACCAACGACCAGGAAGTGCTTGACCGGATTGCCCGGGACTACGGCTGGAAGGACAGCGAGGCCGACCTGCTGGACCACTACCGGAACAAGATTGGCAAGACGCATACGGACACCATCGACAAAGAAGCCGGCGACCCGCGCCTGCACGACGTGATCGACACGCTCAAGCGCCGGGGCATGACCAAGGGCCGGCTGCTTGACTACGGCTGCGGGCAGGGCAGCTTTGCCGTGCACATCTCCAACGCGCTGCCTGAGCTGGAGATCGTGGGTGTCGACCTGGACACGCATTCCATTGACCTGGCCCGCAAGCACATCGAGACCCACGCCAAGCATCCCGAGCGACTGCGTTTCATGGCAATCAACACCACCGACGACCTGGATAGCCTGGGCGAGTTTGACATGTTGCTGGCCGCCGAGGTGTTGGAGCACG